TGGCTCTTGACCGTGCAATCCGCTGTGGATGCGTTTCTGATGAGTCGGTTTATGATTCGAGGGATATGTTGATTTTATAGCTGATATCAGTTCGGCAAATGGGAATTTACTGCAATACCCAATCTTCTCTTTTTAGAATGGTTACCTCATTTTCTTCCGTTGTACCGAATGCTGTCTCATAGGTATCAAATGCATAGTGTTTGAAACCACTTTTTTCCTGAACTCTATGAGATTGCTCATTCCACAAGAAGTGACCACAGAAGATTACATCAAGATTAGCGTTCTCAAAGAGAAAGCGAATTACTTCTTTCAACGCTTCCGGCATCAAACCTTGTCCCCAATATTCTTTGCTCAGAACATAGCCTATCTCACGGCATTTCTTATTTTCAAATTCCGGGAAGTGAGTTTCATTGTATTTTTCGATTCCAACAGAACCTATTACTTTGCCCTGATATTCGAGTGCAAATGTTTTCTTATGGCTAATGAACATATCAAGAATAATCTTAGATTCTTCCTTGCTTTCATGAGGCTTCCAACCCGCCATTTGTCCGACTCCATCTACTGAAGCGTAGGAATAAAAGTCATCAATGTCGGATTGCCGCCACGGGCGAATCAACAAACGCTCTGTTTTTAGGATAACATTACTTATATCTATTTCAGGATTCATAGTATTTTACTCCTCTAAATTACGATTTGTAGAGCAACTGCTCTGCATTATGTTTAGCATATTATACCACACCCATATACGAAAAGTCAAGAAAAGGAGTTGATTCTCATGGGAATTTTCAGCGGACTATTCAAGTCCAGAGATAAGCCCACAAACAGTTATGACAGCCCGTCATACGCATATTTTTTCGGCAGAAGCAATGCAGGAAAAAGAGTCACTGACAGAACAGCCCTACAGCATATTGCGGTTTATGCCTGCGTTCGTGTGCTGTCGGAGGCAATTGCACAACTGCCGCTTCATGTGTACAAATACAACGATAGCGGAAAAGAGCGAGTGCCACAGCATCCGCTTTACTTTTTACTCCACGATCAGCCAAATCCAGAAATGACATCATTTGTTTTCAGGGAGACCTTAATGTCCCACTTACTGATTTACGGTAATGCCTATGCACAGATCATCCGAAACGGCAGAGGTGATGTTTTGGGATTGTATCCGCTGATGCCGGATAAGGTCAGAGTAGACCGTGACCAGCGAAACCGTCTGGTCTACATCTACAGCCGCTACGATGAAGCCAATCCAAACCTGAAACAGCAGGGCGATATTGTCCTGCAGGCAGAAGATGTGTTGCACATTCCCGGACTTGGGTATGACGGCTTGGTGGGATATTCTCCCATTGCTCTTGCGAAGAATGCAATCGGTATTTCCCTCGCCTGTGAAGACTATGGTTCTACCTTTTTCGCCAACGGTGCCAGTCCATCCGGTGTATTGGAACATCCGGGTGTCATTAAAAATCCAGAGCGTGTACGAGATGCCTGGCAGCGTGCCTATGGCGGTTCTAACTCGCATCATACCGCAATTTTGGAAGAGGGCATGAAATACACGCCTATTTCCATTCCCAATAATGAAGCACAGTTTCTCGAAACCAGAAAGTTTCAGGTAGAGGAAATTGCCCGGCTGTATCGAGTGCCGCTCCATATGATCGGTGACTTAGACCATGCAACATTCAGTAACGTGGAACATCTGTCATTGGATTTCGTGAAGTACAGTCTTGACCCATGGATTGTTCGTTGGGAACAGGGACTACAAAAGGCATTGCTTTCCGATTCAGAGAAAGGCAAGTATTTCATCAAATTTAATGTTGAGGGGCTCTTGCGTGGTGATTACGCATCGAGAATGCAAGGATATGCTACCGCACGACAAAATGGCTGGATGTCTGCTAACGATATTCGTGAACTGGAAGATATGAATATGATTCCTGCCGAAGAAGGCGGAAATCTCTATCTTGTAAATGGTTCATTTACAAAGCTTGCTGATGCAGGTGCATTTGCAAAGAAAAATGAAAAGGAGGAAACGACCCATGAAGAATAATCGTTTTTGGAACTGGGTATGCAATGAAGAAACCGGTGCATCGGAGATGTATTTGTACGGTGCGATTGCGGAGAGTACATGGTTTGAAGATGATGTTACCCCTGCCATGTTCCGCTCGGAATTGCAAAAACACAGCGGTGATGTGACCGTCTTTATCAACTCGCCGGGCGGCGATGTGCGCTCAGATAGGGCGTTGTTAAAAGTAGCTTAAGGTACTACGCTGTAAGATAACGCAGCAGCCAACCTGCCTAACCGAAAGGCGAAAGCTGATACGGGAACATAGCACGGCAGGAAAGCGGTAAGTTGCCTAAAGGCATTCGGGCACGACTGAACCGCAATGGCAAGTGGATATGAGGATAAATCTGGGTTTGGTGAATGTGAGTTTCCAGTGTCCGTTCCCGGGTGGAGAGAAGAAAGTGCCTGAAACTTCTCGCTTGAAGAACAATAATGTAAGTTACCGATTATTGTGTTGTCAGATACTTCAAGCCACGTGCAAGAGAACTTGTGCAAACGAAACGAAAGCATATCCGACAATCCACAACACCTATTAACAACGCTAACTGAGGATTACCTAAATCGGAATGACTGAAAAGTCTATGTGTAATACCGAAAGGTGATAAATTTCAAGCCGTGAAACGCAAGAAAGATGACACTGAATATCCGACAGGGTAACGGAGTCTCCATAGTAGTCCGAGGACGGTAACGCCGTCTACATGGCGAAGGGAGACAGTTTGTGTGTACCAAAATCAAAACTTGATTAGAGAGGAAAGCCTCATATGAATTCAACAATAGAGATTTTGGCGAGAATCAACGAAAATTCCCTAAAACATCCCGACGAAGTATTTACACGCTTGTACAGATATTTGTTGCGAGAGGATATTTATTTTATCGCATATAAGAATCTGTACGCAAACAGCGGCGCAGCGACCAAAGGAATAGACGATGATACAGCAGACGGGTTCAGCGTGGAATATATTCATTCCATAACCGAAAGTTTGCGGAATGGTACGTATCAGCCAAAACCCACACGAAGAACCTATATTGAAAAATCCAATGGGAAAATGCGCCCGATTAGTATTCCTACTTTTACGGATAAATTGGTGCAGGAAGTCATGAGAATGATTTTGGAAGCGGTATATGAGCCGATTTTCTTAGATGTTTCACATGGGTTCAGACCTAACAGGAGCTGTCATACAGCACTGGAACAAATCAAACACGAGTTTACAGGAGTAAGATGGTTTGTTGAGGGTGACATTAAAGGCTGTTTTGACAACATTGACCATGAAATACTTGTCTCCATTGTGAACCGCAAAATCAAAGACGCACGATTTATCCAACTCCTTTGGAAAATCCTGAAAGCCGGATATTTAGAGGACTGGAGATACAACAAAACATTCAGCGGAACGCCGCAAGGCGGTATCATTTCCCCGATTCTTGCTAATATTTACCTGCATGAATTGGACAAGAAAGTAATGGTAATACGCCAGAACTGTTATAAGCCGCGAGAACGCGCATACACTCCGGAATACTCTAAATTACAGCATGAATTACGCGCAATTAAAACCAAAATCAGCCGTGCAGAGGGAGAAGAAAAGGCAGGGTTGATAAGGGAACTGAAAGAAGTCCGTAAACGCCAGAGAAACACGCCTTGTGTTTCACAGACAGATAAACGCCTATCATACGTCCGCTATGCAGATGATTTTATCATTGGTGTAGTCGGCAGCCGAGAGGACTGCGAACGAATCAAACAAGAATTGACAGAATATGTTGCAGAAGAGCTAAAAATGGAACTGAGCGCAGAAAAAACGCTCATTACACACAGCAACAATAAAGCGCGGTTTTTAGGCTATGACATTCGAGTGCGCAGAGACAGTAAGGTAAAAAAGACTAAGGCAGGACGTAAAGTCAGAACCCTGAGCAACAAAGTAGAACGCACAGTTCCCATAAAAGACAAAATTGAAAAATTCCTTTTTTCTCACGGTATTGTCTACCTTAAAAACGGGAAACTTACACCATGCCACAGAGATAGATTGCTGCATTTGACAGACCTTGAAATAGTGACCGCATACGGTGCAGAAATCAGAGGCATTTGTAATTACTATAATCTTGCCAGCAACTACTCAGATTTGCATTACTTCTGTTACCTTATGGAGTACAGCTGCCTGAAAACACTTGCCGCAAAGCATAGAACGAGTCTGAAAAAGATTCGGAATAAATATGCCAACGGTAAGAGCTGGGGTGTACCCTATGAAACCAAAAAGGGACAGAAAATCGCAGCACTTCCCACACAAGCAGACTGCGCAAATGTCAAGAACGGAACGGATACCATTCCGATATTGACAATACAACATCTACACAGTCGTACAAAATTTGAGGACAGGCTTAAAGCAAGAAAATGCGAACTCTGCGGCAGTGAGAACAGCGAGCATTACGAGATTCATCACGTAAACAAAGTGAAAAATCTCAAAGGGAAAACACTCTGGGAACAAATTATGATAGCAAAAAAGCGAAAAACGCTTGTGGTATGTCGGGAATGCCACAAGAAGATTCACGGGAAACAAAGTTGATTGAACGCAAATGGAGAGCCGGATACTCTGAGAGGGGTAAGTCCGGTTCGGAGGGGGGCTTGTGTAAACCTACTGTAGCAATACAGCAAGGCGACACTTGCCTACCCTACGTATTTGCTGCCAGTCAGATCTATACCATGCTCCGAAACCATCCGGGCAAGGTCACGGTCAAGATTGACGGCATTGCCGCTTCTGCGGCTTCTGTGGTGGCGATGGCTGGAGAAGAAACCTTGATTTCACCGACCGGAATGCTGATGTGCCACAATCCGATGACCTGTGCCATGGGCAACAAGGCAGATATGGAGAAAGCAATCGCACTTCTGGATGAAGTCAAGGAATCCATTATCAATGCTTATGCAGAAAAATCGCATCTCAGCCGCAATAAGATCGCAAGGCTGATGGATGAAGAAACGTGGATGAATGCAGAAAAAGCATTGCAGCTGGGATTTGTAGACGGCATTCTCTTTTCTAAAAAGAATCCGTTTGTTCCAGAAGAACCAGAAAAAACAGATTCAGATGAAGAAGAAACAGAGGAATCTCCTAAAGAAGATCCGGATGAAAAAAAGAAGGAAAGCACAGCATCCATGCTGTACACACCATCTAAAACGCTGGATTCTTTTCTGCAGAAGATTTCTGCAACTGCATCCAAAGGCACGCCGATCAACCAATTGGACAAGCGGCTGGAGCTTTTAAAATATTAAAAACTATAGGAGGACTGATACTATGACAATTCAGGAACTGAGAGAAAAAAGAAGCAAGGCATGGGATACTGCCCGTGACTTTTTGGATTCCAAGCGAAATGAAAGCGGTCTGCTTTCGGAAGAGGACAGCAAGACATACGATGCCATGGAGCAGCAGATCGTGGCATACGGCAAGGAAATCCAGCGGCTGGAACGACAGGCTCAGATTGAAGCGGAGATGAACAAGCCCACTTCTACGCCGATTCAGAACAAGCCGAACGCATCCACTCACAGTGATACCAAGACCGGCATTGCATCGGATGCAT